CCTGCTAGCTGCCTGCTTTTCCCATAAATCGTCGTGTGTGCTCATTGGTTCCTTAATCCAAGTAGGGCGCCCAATCGCCTAGTTGATTAGGCGCCCTACCGGGTGTCATTCCCTCTAGTTACTAGAAGGTCGGTGCAATAAGGCCAGTACCAGTGATTGCACTAATTGCCTTGGGATAGCGGCCTGGGACAAAACCACAGTACTGATACATAACTAACGTGAGTGTTAAGTTAAGTCCGGCGGTTTCGTCCATACGCATCATCATTTCGCCATCCTCAAACAAGAGCATGTCGTTTCGAGAAACCACATAGACAGCGTCTTCTGTACCTGCTCCAAGATTGGTACGAATGTTTGCGTCGGTTACAACGGGTATACCGGCAATTTGTGTTCCGGTGTTTCCGTAGCCGGCAACTGGTCCGGTTCCCATCGCATTTTGTGGCACGTTAGCTACAGGCACCACAAGCGGGCGGCTATTGCCGTCGCTTGAGCTCTGAAGCCATGCGAGCCGTCGAGGGTGCATTACCAGTAGATCAGCGGGGCGGTAAATGCCGCTGTTGATCTGCTGCACTGCGTCAAGCAACTTAGAGTAAAACTCCGCTGCTGTTGGGCTTGCGTCGTTATAAGTAACGGCGTTTATGCCTGTTACCTGTGAAATGCCGAGAAGCTGCCCAGATGAACCAGAACCGTTTATAAGTTGATTGTCGAGGGTTGTTGACATAGCCGAGGCCATATCACTAGTTACCAACGCATCAATACCGGTGCCCCGCTCCATAGCCTGTCTGCTCAGCTGCTGGCCGCTAGCTATGGTGCTGATGTTGCTTGTCAATAGCGTGTCGTCAATATCGGTCTCTGATACGGCGGCGTTTTCGCTGGCTTGTATTGCTGCGGTTGATCCGGTGGTAACTCTTGAAATATTGAGGGTCATACCAGAGTCAGGTAGCGGAAGGTTACGGCATTGGTCGGCAAAAGGACGGCCTGCGCGAGCCAGTGGCGCTGCAAGGTCTGTCAAGTATTGCGGAACAACTAGACCGGCATAGTTAGCTGTCGAGCCGTCACGGTTTACGACCATTTCTTGTTGGTGGCGTTGGATACGTTCCGTTGCTGCAACATCCTTAGAAACAACGCTATCGATAAAGTCTTTAACAAAAGAAACGTCGTGTTGGTTGTCTTGCCGGTAGGTGAGCGGTTCTTCTTTAACGACCGCTTGGCCGGTTGCTGGTTCTTCGGTTGGGTTTTCTGCGTTCAACGCTCTTACCTCTGCTCTCATGGCGTCAGCTTTAAGCGTTGCCTCTTGCATTTTTCGTAAATCCTCAATTCGACGGTCAAGACTGCTAGCGCGATCTTGAAAGTCTGCAAGGTTTTTGTCTTCTTCTTCAGTGAGGTCGCGCACTTCGTCCGCTGCTCTGTTCACTAAAGCCGTTTGCATAGCCGAAATTTCGGCACGCTCTGAAATCAACTGATCTAACAGTTTCATAAAGGGTTCTCCTATGTCACGTTCGTTTCATCGAAGGTGGCGACAGGTGCAACCGCGGCGTGTCGTCGGCGTTCACTAAAAACCTTAGCGCGTTTCACCGTCTAACAAGTGTCTCCACCTGGCAAGCCGTGGCGCTTGTGTCTTGTCGTCAGGATCGAACGCCCGAGCCGCTATTAATTGGGCTTCGCCGTAAGCCGGAGCGGTAGGAGCTGTTAGCAGCGCTACATGATCCAGTTTTGCTTCTACTCTGGTTATTTGGCGTCTGCCTTCGATTTTGCTTTCTTCGTTGCGGACCGGTACAAAACCCACAGAGAACCCTGAAACGTAACCGTTTTTAGCGAGTTCTAACGCTTCTCTAGCTCGCTCGGTTGGCGCTACCTCGAAATCGGCTACGAGTCCCATAGCGTCTTTTTCCCATGCCGCCGATTTGCCTATTGGCATGTTTTCCCGGTCGTGTCCATGCATCAGGGGAATTTTGGTTCCACGTTCTTTAATTGACTTGTCAAAAACGCTTTTACCAAAACGCTCAACATATTTGCCGGCGTCGTACGTTGCGTTAAAAGGTGCCACTAAAGCAACTATGTGGTGCTGCCCGTCGGTTTCTCTTATTTCTAGGTCGCTTATTTGAAGTGTTGTTCGGTGTTCAATTTCCATCATTACCCCAAAAGGTCATCGTGAGCGACTGAAGCGGTCACGTTTTCCAAATCTCGTATTTCGTCAATCGTTAGCCAGCCGCCTTCCAGCGCCGTTTTGTGTGCGTCAAATCGTTCACTACGTGAGCCCCTGATTAGAGCGTCAATGTTTAACCTGGCCACCTGTCCCCGTGGCAGTTCTTGGGTAAAGGCTTGCTCAACACGGGAATACCAGCCACGTAAACAGAACCGAACAAAGTTAATAGAGTCTTGTTGCACGTTTTGGTAGGTCATCGAGCCGCCTTCGCTAGGCACGTTCACCATGTGCGAAGGAACCTTAAACATTGTGGTTACTTCCCGAGCCGAATTAACGCGAGCCTGCACAAATTCTAAATCTTTTGGTGAGAGCTGCAACGCCTGATATTTAATGCCGGCAGATAAAACCGCTGGTGAGCGTTGCCGTCCACCGTGAGCCGCCACAAACGCCGATTTAAGATCGCTCGCTTCTTCCCGTGTCAGCTCACTGTCAGCCTGTAAAACGCCGGTAGGAACTGCGCCAGTCGTATAAAAATCGGCGGCCATTTCGTCGCCCGCTATCGCAATACCCAAAGAACGTCGAGTAGCGGTTACCACTCCGAGTCCCTGCGTAGCGCCCGGAAATGTCATCCCCCGAATATGCATAATGTCCTCGAACGGTACGGCCACCCCGTTTACCTGATATTCAATAGCGCCCGTTTGTGTCGTCCTCACTGACACAACGTCAGGGTTTAAAGGTATCGCTGTTTGTGGATATCCGAGACTGTCACGATCCCCTAAAAGACAATAAGCGTTACCAGCCAATAGCAAACTAGTAACAATGCTCGAAATTGTGTCTATGCGTGTCGATGTCGGGTCGGGTTGTTCTAGTAGTCGTGGCGTTGGTTGTACAAGTTCGCCCCGCCGGTACGAGTGAAACGGCAAAGAACCTATCGAATCAGATATAAGTTGCACGCATGCGTAAACCGTTGGGATAGTCAGAGCGGAATTGTTCGTTACGCTTAACGGGCCTGTCAGTGGTTGCGGTTGCATTCCTCGAGAAGGGATCACAAAGTTAATGTCGCGGTCCTCTGTTTGTCTGCCTCTTAAAAGTCGAGTAATCACATAGACATCCGTTCAACGACGACGCCAAGAAACATTAAAGCCGCGCACAAGACAAGCCCAAGAGCGGCCATACCTCCAAGACTAAAAGCAAAATAACTAGCCAGCCCGAAGGCGAGGAGCTGTAAAAAGGTTCCGAGCATCAATAAATTTTTGGTTTAGGTGGTAAGACCACTGGTTCTAATCGTAGTGCAACGTCAACCGCCATTATGGAAGCTACCGCCGCGTCGATTCTTCTTTTACTTTGCCGGCTCTCTTTTGTGACCCGTACGCCGTACCGGTCCGAGCGTGTGTGACAGTTTGCGACGTGCCGAGATAACGCCGGGTCGTGATCGTGTGAAAGTGCCCGAGTTAATACCAGTTCCGTAAATTGTGAGCACGCCGGGACCATACGTTTAGGGCTTTGCGGGTATTCGATTAACTGAGCGCCCGTCAACGATTCAATTTGCAACATAGCGTGTTGCATAGCGAAAGGGTCATAAACGACGGCTCTTGGCGACCATTCTTCGATTAGCTCTACTAGCTGGTGAGATACTTCGTCTAGCGGTACTCGCCACGCATCGTCAGCACCTATCGGCTTTTCCCAAATCCGCAACACCTTTAACCGCTTGTCAGGTGTCGCCGCCACTATCACCGTCGAGTCGTTAGCAAAACTGGCATCTACCGCAAAAACTACATCCTCGTCTCCCGGCTCAATATCCGCCGTTGGACAAGCGTTAAACTGTTCCGCCGATAACCACTGTTCCCGGTCTTTCGTCCATTGTCCCAAATGCAAACGCCTAAACTCGCCCTC